CTAGCTGCTATTTTTGTTTAATTTAAAATTGTTATTATGAATTTTGGAAAAGCTATTGAACGTGTTAAGACTCGTTCTTATATTGCTAGACGTGCTAATTGGGATAATGATGTGTTTATATTTGCACAAGTTCCTGCTGATATAAATGAAGAAACTATTCCTAAAATGCAAAGTCTTCCGGAAGTTGTTAAACGTGAGATTACAGAAGCTGGTATCACTAGTCTTAATTATCAGAATCAAATTTGTAAGTTTGATAATGGTGATATTACTTATTACACACCAACTGGTGATGAGATTTTTGCTGAAGATTGGAAAACTAAGAGTGATGATACTCTAGCTGAATGGGAATATTTATGACACCTGAAAGTGTAAGTGCTGTTATAGATTCTCCAAAAGGTGCTGTATTATGGGATGAGAGAATTGCTATGTTTAATAAAGCTTGTGCAATTGATCCTCATGATACAGTAGTTATTGAAGAGTTATCTGAACTTATTAAAGCTGTTTCTAAGATTAATAGATGTCATAATAATGAACATCTTAAAAGTCTTATGGAAGAAATTGCTGATGTTAGAATTGTTATTGAGCGTATCATGCGTAAATATGGTATTAAAGAAGACGATATTGATAAGCTCGTAGTGTTTAAAATAAATCGTTTTATTGATCGCTATGGCATCTAAAAATAAAAATGATCAAGTAAATCATCCTAAGCATTATACTTCTGATCCTAGTGGTATTGAATGTATTGATATCACTCGTCATAGAAATTTTAATATAGGTAATGCTATTAAATATCTATGGAGAGCTGGTCTTAAAGAAGACAAAGATCGTAAGCTTATTGATAAACAAGTTGAAGATCTAAATAAAGCTGTTTGGTATCTTGTAGATGAGATTCATCGTCTTGGCGGTAGATGTACTGTTAAGACTGATTCAATTAATACTTGTTTACCTATTGATAATGAAAGTATTATTGATGCTGTTATGAATTATTCTAAAGTTGTTGACGGTACTTGTAAAACCCTTTTAGGTGTTGGTGGTAATAATGATGAATGTAGAGGGATATTACGTCGTACAATTGAAGATCATATTGATTATTGGTATAAAGTTCAAAAAGATGGTGGACAAACTAAACTTAATATGTGATGAAATTTGTTAAACCTGTTAGTGTTATTCATACAGCTCATAATCTTAAAGGTGGCTTACAATTAGCTGAATTTGCTGGTCGTCTTTGTTATAAATCTGAAGGTAAGATTGAACCCGGAAGTTACGTTAAGTTTCTTTTGATGCTTATTGATAAAGGTCATACTTCGATTCTTGAGCATTGTCCTATTTATGTTTGTGGTTATCATGATATGATGAGTATTGAAATGATAAACATTAGACATTCTGCTTTTTCTCGTTTTGTTTCTGATATTAAAGATGCAAGACCTGATTCTCATTTCTATTATATCTACACTAATCTTCGTGTTGTATATAATGAAAGTCCTGAATTAGCTAAAGCTCTTATTCAGACTTCTACTATGGAAGGTGATGAGATTTGGAAAGCTCATGGTGTTGCTTGGTTTGTTCCAAAATTCGATCATCCTTTCGCTCGTATGAGTGCATATATAACTACTCTTAGAAGTGTTGTTGATGAACTTGTACGTGAACGTGTTCAATCAGATGCAGTTGAATCTACTCGTTGGTGTGATTATTCTAATAAAGGTAGATTTGATGGTATTTCTTTCTGTCTCCCTCATTGGGTTGAAGATTCGACTTTCAATGCTTGTTTTAAGAGATTTCTTAAAGATGTTGAAGCTATTGAAAAAAATGAAGATAAGATTCAACGTCTTTATGATCTTGAAGATATTGCTTTTTGCTTATATCAAAATGATATTAATATTGCAAATAAGCGAGCTTATCATTATATCAGATGTTGTATCATGGATGAGATCTTTTATAATGAAGCTAAAGATGAACTTGATTTATCTGCTCAAGATGCACGTGAATATTTACCTTTAGGTATTAAAAGTGAAATCTATTATACAGGATTTAATGAAGATTGGGATAATATCATTGATAAGCGTCTTTATGATAAGTATGGTAAAGCACATCCGAATATGCACATCACTATGCAACAATGTAAAGATCATCTTGATGTAATTAGAACTTCTCAAAAAGCTATTACTGATTCAGATCATGGCGGAGAGAGTGAAAGTGCAGGTGACTAAATTGCCTGCTTTTATAGCACTTGATACATATATTAAACATTTTGGTGAACCTAACATTGTGTTTCATATAACTGATTTCAATTATCCTTTGTCTTATAACAAACGTTTATCTAAGAATGAACTTCTAGTTTATGAAGGTCTTGGACAAACATATAAGATTTATCCTGTTAATGAGTTATATGTTAAGGATACTATTGTTCGTTTTAAAGAGATTGAAGATTATAGTCATTACCAAACTGAATTGAATTTCGATGAATCTGTTTGAAATACAAGCTAATATTGATAGAATATTAGAATATGCTGCCGAGAATGGTGGAGATATAGGAGAAAGTGGTGCTGAGGAACTTGCGATTAGTGAAGAGGAACTCGGTGAGAAACTTTATGCTTATTCTTTTGTTATAGATCGTTATAACACTGATATAGCATTACTTAAACAATACAAGCAAGCTCTTGATGATCGTGTTAAACGTACTGAGAAAAAGATTAAACGTCTTAAAGATGTTATAGCTGAATGTGCGTATAAGTATGGTGAACCGGTATTAAAGAAGAATGCTGAAACAGGTATTAAAGAACCTACTGGTAGTGTGTCTCTTAAATATCCGAATATTACTATTAGTGTTCGTAAAGGTCAGGAAGTTGTTACAGATACGGAAATGTTTAATAGCTTTCTTAATCAAATGTATCAATATTTTGAAAATCCATCTGTTGATACAGTACCTGCGAACATTGATGCAATTAAAGGTTTTATTGATGTTAAACTTGATAAAGGTTTAAATCTTGATAAAGCTAATAAGATTAAAGCTATTCTCGCTGAACATGGAGTTAATTTTGAAGAAGGTGATTTCAAATTCTATGTTAATAGTACTAATCTTAAAGAAACATTGAATCAATCTCCTGAAGGTCTTGATGCTTGGACGCTTCAAGAAAAGGATATTGTTACAATTAAGAAATAAACTTCTATTGAAACAAAGTATATTATGCCTTTTGTAAATTATCAAAGACGTCCTCTCGTATTTAATGAGATGGGTAAACCTATCAATGATTTGAGTATGGAGGATGCTATTAAAGAAGCAAATCTTGACTATAAAGTAGGTATTAAAGAGACTCGTGTTCGTCTTGAAGATCCTGCTAATCCGGGTAGCTTTCTGTTATATAAAGTTCCTAACAGTTTTGCTACTTATAGAGAAGATACAAATCATGTATTTGGTGCTGTTGGTTCTAAATACGAAGTCGTACAGAACTCTGTAGCTCTTGATTTTATTAATCAAATATGTGATTATGATAAGAGTGTTCGTATTGAAACTGCTGGTTGTTATAAGAATGGTGCAAATATGCTTGTAACTGCAAAATTCCCTGATGCTATCACTATTGATAATAAAGATCTTATTGATAAGTATCTCTTATTTACCAATAGTCATGATGGTTCTGGATTAATCACGTGTGCTGTTACAAATATTCGTGTTATTTGTAATAATATGCTTAATCAAGCTATTAAAAATGCAACACAACAGTTTTCTTTTAAACATACAAAGAATGTTCACAACGCTATTATGAGTGCTGTGAATAGTATTCGTGCTACGCATATCTATCATGAAGCTATGCAAGAATCTATGCAAGCTCTTAAAGCCATTAATATTAAATCTAATAATATGACTGGCTTTGTGTATAATCTGTTTCTTAATGATGAACAACAAGAACATATGAAGCTTAGAACTAATATCTTTGCTGCTGATAAAGATATTATTTCTACTAAGACTCAAAATAAAGTCAAAGCTGTTCTTGATACTATCGAGAATGGTGTTGGTCAAGAATTACATCGTGGTACTGTGCTTTGGCTTTATAATGGTGTGAGTTGTTATCTGAATAATGTTGTTGATTATAAGTCTTCTGAAGATCGCTTTGAAGCTCTTACTAAAAAAGGTGCTTATAAGCTAAATCAAAAGGCTTATGATCTTGCCCTAACGGCACTAAGAGCTGCATAATGGAAGAAACTAAAACACATACGTGTTATATTGAAGTTGATGGGAATGTGATTACTCGTGATGCAAATGGAACTCTTATTCAAGAATTTACTGGTAATTGGTCTGTTTTGCATAAAGTGTATAGATTCGCTACTATGACCGCTGCTGAAAAGCAAAAGCATAAGCGTCTATCTCCTAATCTTTATATTGGTAGTATTAAGTATGTTATGAGGCATCCGGGTACTAACAATAGTTTTGTTGTTACTTCTACTCAAATTAAGAAGATTCTACCTTTCATTGTTAATGTGAATAAAGTTAGCTTTGGTGGACTGAGTGAATGTGGTGAAAGTGAGGGATACTATTAATACTTCTAAGCATAGTGCTATTACAAGTGCTATGCTTAGTTCCGCTCCTGACCACACCATGTTCCCTACTGGGGTTTGGAAAGCCACTCTTAGCGTTTCTAATGCTAGTCGTATTAACGTTAGTACAAATCATCATAGCCGTATGGTTAAAACGACTTCAATAGAGGCTCACAGAGACACTTTCTTTTGTGATATGAACTAGTTATCGTCTGCCAATAGATAATCAATATATGAAGCCCGCAGGTGGCAAAAATGGCATTGTGGAGCATTGCAGACCCCGGTAGAGGGATAGATGTGGAACGGGGCGGAACGTTTGCAATGACACGAGCAGGAACATGAGTAATATAGATACAAGAAGAGAGAGGACTGACAGTATTATCTGAAAGCCCTCTCTCATTTTTTTTTAGTCCAACAGCAAGTCCTTACTTATTCGCCTCAACGATCAACTGCAATATCGGATTTTGTTGCATATAATATGTATTGTTTTTCGGAAGATAAAGAAGCTTATTTTGTTGATTAATAAGCGGAATAGATTTCTTAATAGCAATCCAACGTTTATCTTCATCTTTATAAACACCTCTATCATACACCATTTCTTCATCTTCAACAATAAATGGAGCAATAAGAGTCCAATAGAGAAGTCTAGTAACATTAGTTATACTAGTCTCAAAAGGAATAGGAGCTTCCATAGTACGTTTATAGAATGAATAAAGACCCATAGGAGAAGTTTCATAAAGCTCTGTTTGAACACCATAGATCGTATAAGAAGCTAGAGCAAACAGAAGACTTTCGTCTAATTCATCGTCATCATCAGATGCTGCATACATAGCACCTGCCATAATACTAAGACCTGCAAAAGTTGCAAGATTAAATATAGCTCTTCTAATATTAGCTTTTTGATTTTGAGGAAGAGTATTATATCTAAAGTTAATATCTTTAAACCAATACATAAGACCAATAAAACCATTGAAAACAGCTTTAGCTTTAACAGCAAAGTCTATATCTTCTTCATTTTCCGCAGCTTTATCAATAGTTTCTCTAAATCTATTACGCATATTAGCACTTATAAACTGTAGCATATCAGTATAAGCACCACTACGATAAGATTCAAGTCTCTCATCATATATGATTTTACCAACACGTTTACCCCAATAACGAATGAAGTTAGGACGAAGCCATTTACGGAATTGAAGTATCACCTCTCCCCACATCTTACCAGATAGCATAGATTTATCGAAAGTATTATAAATACCATGTAAGCTATGATTAACACCTTTAACTTTACCTAAGAACTTAGCAAAATCCTCAAGAGTTATATTACTTCCAGTTTTAATTGAAGCGATACCATCTTTGAGTTCAAAAGCATCATATATAATTTGATTCTTTTCAAACTCAACTCTAGCATTCTTAAGACCTTCTTTATAAGCCTTAGCGTAATTAGATTTCCATTCGTTAGTAAAGTTATTAGCACGATAAGCAATAAATCGAGAAAGATAATCTATAAATTCAACGTTATTACCTTTAACAGATTCTTGTTTATCTTTATATGCTTTATACTTAGTATAAGTTTCATCATCAACCATATCTCTAAAGAGACGTTCTCTAAGTGAGAATACGAATTGATCATAATTCATAATAGTACCTGCAACAATGCGATGAGTTTGCATAGCTGACAAGAAAGTAGCGAATTGCAAATAATGCTCACCAATAGTATTAGGAGCAAACATCACATTATCCCATTTAGACATACCAAGAGAAACAATGTTAGTCTTAGTATCAACTCCAGCTTCAATATGATCTTCAAAAATATTACCTGCGAGCTTCATCAATGCAGCATCAAGATTATCACAAGTATATTCTCCGAGTGAAGCCCACAATGAAGGAAGAGCTTTAACATACATTTCATGAGCTTTAAGAAGTGTAGCTTGTGTTGTAAATTCACCTCCGGTAGCTTCACTGACAATGTTTATATGACCAGTACCAATATTCTTCAAAGCAGCAGTTAAGTTCATCCACATAAGTGATTTACTATTAACAGTATGAAGAACATTTAAAATCTGATCAGCAGCACTATTTATACGATTCTTACCTTCAAAAGCATCATAGAATTTCTTAAATCTATCAAATGCTTCTGTTTCTTTACCTTTGCGAGAAACAACTTCAGTTTTATGAGTATAAAGAGATAGAATCTTATTAATAACATTCTTACTCTTAACACCATATTCACGAGCTTGAAACTCAGGCATAGCAAGAATAGTTTGCAGAAGATTAAGTTCAGGCTCAAAATCACGATTAACTTTAATACGCTTAAGCTGATTAATATAATTAAGAGTAACGTTCATGGGGTCAAAGTTCATACGATCTCTAACATCACCTAATTGTTTATCAGATAACTCTTTATTATATTCAATAATATCTGCAATAGAAGTAATAGGTTTATAATAACCTCTATGTTTAGCTATTTTATTAGCTTTTTCAATTAGAGCATCATAAGCTTCTTTATTTGTAATAGCGTAGAGATCATACTTAATACGACCTATAACTTCTGGACGATTAAGTGCAGTAGCTTTAAGATAGTATTGAGTCTCTCCACTAAGTGTATTTTTATAATCATCTTCTTGTAATTCGTGATAACCAACAAGTTGTTTAAGAGCATTCACATGATTAGCAGATATGAAAGTCGGGAAGAAACTAGCAGATCTAACAGTGTTAGGCATTGCAACATCATTAAGTTCTGCAAACATCTCTTGCATTTCAACTATCATATCAATATCAGAATGAGTAAGTTTACTAAACTTAGCGTCTCTATAATCAGCTTTTGCAGTTTGAACTTGAAGAAGAACTCGATTAGTAGTTTGACCTCTAATACTAAGTTCAATATTATTAGCTTCAGCAAATTTCTTACGAATCTTAGATTTATAGACACGTTCAATTAGCTTAGTATAATAGTATGCTTCTTCGGCACTAAGATTAGGAAAATACTTCTTAGGATTATTATATACATCTTCAAGATCAAGTTCAAGTCTACCTTTAATAATTTTAGCAGGTATTGAAACATTCATAGTAGAGTATATAGTTTTACCTACAGCACGAACTCTTTTCTTATGTTCTTTCTCAAGTTTAGCAAGAGCATCTTGAGCTTTCTTAACTGTAGCAAAATCATCAGATTCTAATAAAGGTTCTAACTCAGATCTTCTCTTAATATAATCATCGTATTCACGAGCTTTACCAATTTGATAATCATAGTTGGCTTTAGTCATATCAAATGGTGTAACAAGTTGACAATTAGCTTCATTAATGAATCTAGCTCTAAAGTCATTAGAACGAGATTGAGAAAAAGTCATATCAGGTTTACCATTAGACTTTTCTTTATAGAATCTATCATACTTCTTAAATAATGCGAATGTACGCTTATTATTATTGAAAGCAAATTCAGTAGCATTAAGAGTATGGAACTCGTATTGAGAAAGAACTGTATCAATGATTGGAATACCACTTTGAGCAGCAGAATCTAACCATTTAATAACAGTAGATAAATCAAGATTATCACCGAGCATACGACGAATATTCTCTTGAATATCTCTTTCATTTATAGTATAAACGCCAATTTCATCAGCATTAAAACCGTTTTCAACAAGCTTATCTTGAATATACTTAAACTTAGTATTGAAAGCAGGATTGTGACTTCTTTGATTGATTAAGAAACCAAAGTAAATCTTAGAAGCATCAACAACTTTACGTTTAAGAGGCATAATCTCAGCATATAAACCTTTAAGATTAAGAAGAGCTTCATTAAATTCTGCAACACTATCTTTAGTATTTTGAGAAGCATTTTCAAAACTAGCTTCGTCAATAGGATTTAGATCTTCAATATAAGCTTGAGACTTTATAAGACTACTGAGTTTATTCAGATCAGTAACCCATTGTTTACGATCAGCAACAGTACCTTTAGTCCAAAGCTTAAATATAGTATCAGTATCCATTGGCATTTGAATAGCTTTAATCATATCTTTAACATTCTCTAGTATATTAGCATTATACTTGAATGTTTCAACATAATTAGGAAGACTATTCATATCTCTACCAAGTCTAGCAATTTCACTTTGAGCTTTAGCATCAAGCTTATCAAGATTAGTATTAAGTTCACCCATGAGATTCATTTCATCTCTAAGAAGCTTAGTGTTACCAATAGCAGTCTTTTCAACTTCATAAAGAGTATTAATAAATTCAAGGTTTGACATACTAATTCCAGTATTATCATCAGCTATGAACTCTGTATCTAAGACTTTAGAGAACTTAGGAATTGAGCTATTAATAGTATGAACAGTAGTATTAAGATCTTTTTTAATACCAATGTAATCAACTATAATATCATTGATACCATCAGCTTGAATTGCACTAACGTTAGTTGGATTTAGCCTTTGAATAAGCCTGTCTAAGCCCTTAAAAAGTTGTCCTTGTATTGTTAGTCGTTTCAATTGAGAAAGCGTCTCTCCGTTGCCGACAAGTGCCAAATTTTGGATTTCCGAGGGCAGTGTATCGGTATCGAAAGTGTCATTGATAGCTGCCTGCAATGGGATAGTAGTAATAGCAGAAGTATCAATAAGACCTCTATATGTATCAGATTCATTACCAATATAAATTGTATAATCAGCGTTACTTGTAGCAGCGTCTATAGCTGATGTAAGACTGTTATGAGTTTCTACATTAGTAACAGATGAATTAAATCTACGATAGAACTTACTCAAAATAGTAGCAAGTTTCTCGTATATTTCTTGAGCTTCAATATTATATTTATAATAATCATTAGCTGTAGTAAGATATTCAGATTTAAACGTCTTATTAATAGGATAATAGAACGTACAATCATTAATATCAAAACGTTTATAAAGCATACCCTCAGGTAATTGAGCTTTGTAAGTCTTTTTAAGACCAGTAAGTTCTTTATCAATTACCTTTTCACGAGTCTTAAGATATATATCATCAGCATAACTAGAATTGTTTACATATCTAGTAGGTTCAAAAATCATTTGACCAACGATGTTCCAAATATCATTATGTTTAATACCAATAGCATTTTTAATAACACTATTAAGAGCATCTTCTATATACTTACGAGTTTCAAGATCAACATCTTTATGCCATTCGTTAGCTACTGCACCTTTAAGATCAAATACAGCTCTAGAGAAATTACTCTTAGTAATCTTAGTAAAAGTTGGAGTTTGATCTTTAACTTTACTCTTTTTACCATTAGTATCATAAACATATTCAGGTTTCATATATTTAACGATACGAGTATTCTCTGAATTAGCACGAACAAAAGCTTCGATGAAAACATCAAGTTCTTCGTTAGTTCTAAGAAGAATATTATCTTTATTCGCTTGACTAGCATAAAGAGCTTCAGCATAGTTATAAAGAGCAGCATTTTCTGAACGGAAGTTACTACCACCATTAGTAATACCTTGTTCTCTCATAGCTAATCTAATATCTCTATCACTAGTACCGTCGATAGATTCAAAACTAATAGAATCAAATTGATCTCCCCATGAAGTCTTATAAGCACTTACATAATTACCATCTTTAGTCTTGAACTTACCATAAAGATCAATAGGAATATACTTAGAAAGATTACGACCAAAATCAAGTTTATTAACCCAAAATGCGTATTTAACTAAGTTCTCACCAAGAATACGACAATACTCATCAGGACTATTAATAAGCTGAAAGAATGTATCTCTAGTGAAATCAACATCATCACTTTCCTTAGTTGAAATAGAAATATATCCAGTTCTTACAATAGTACTCTCCATAGTATTAGGAGAAAGCAATGAAAGAATATGATTAGGATTAAGTCTAAGATTACCTTTAGTAACATATTGACCATTTACAGCAACATATCTACCATCAGTAAGTGTATTCTTAACCATAGCTAATTGAATACCAACAGGTAATTCTTTAAACATAGCTATTTTTTCATCATGAGTATAATTTCTACTTTCAAGTTCATTGTACCAATTTTTAAGATTGACATTAGTAAGAGCTAAATCAACAGCACCTTTGAATTTAAATTCATTAGTTTGTTCGTCTTTAACAATATTAACACATCCTAATAACTTAGCACGTTCAGCAAGAAGTGTTTCCGGACTTTTACTGTCATCATTAAAGAAAGGCATTTGTCTAACTTTATCAATAATAGCATAATTAACCAGAGCTTCTCTAAGTTCAGGATTATTAATCTGTTTAAGCTTAGCCATACAATAATTAATCTTATCTTTGAAAGCAGGATTCTCACTAATGAAGAGATCATGAAACATATTAACAGAGATCTCATTAGTAGAATACAATTGTTGTTGAAGAATAGGATAAGCACTATCTTCAATTTCCCAATTAGTATTAACAACTGACGGAAATATAGCTTCAATCATTGATTTATTACCAATTCTAAAAAGAGATTTAGGTTTATCAAGCTGAATTACTTTACCATCAGAATCCTTATTTTCAAGAAGATAATCATTAGCTTTAAGCAACCAATTATCAATGACTTCACCTTTATCAGTAATTGCATTTACACTATAGTATTTATAGAGTAATTCATTGCGCATATTCTCAGGAATACCTGCATCTTTAGCATTCTGAATAAGAGTATTAACATTATGCTCAAGCATTGCAATAGATTCAAAGAGCTTATTACTTTCAGAAGTCTTAGGACCAGCACCTTTCTTTTCAGTAATAAGACATCCTTGTGCACGTTTCATAGCATTTACAGCTTTATCAACGTACATATAGTAATCTAAAACTTCAAGTTGTCGATTAAGATAATTAGCATAAGCTTCAAAATTTTCAACTGTATGTTTATAGTTTTGACCTTCTTTAAATAGAGAATCAAGTTCAGTAATAGTTTTAGCTTTATTCTGAATCTTACTATCTACTTCGTATGCAGTAACACCAACTTCATTTGCAAGAGCTTCAATAAATCTAGCCATAGCATGAGTTTGTTTCATGTTTATCGTATGACCATGTTCATGAGCTTTTGCAATTGCCATATTACTAAGATCTTCTTGTGCAAGATATTTACTAAGTTTAGTAATAATATCTTTAAGACCTACATTATCTTGTGTAGTTTCAAAATAACTCTTAGCAAAAGCTTTAAGACTATTACCTTTATCAGCAAGAAGTTTACTCATAGTAGCAACAGCGTCAATCATATAATCACTGCGTACATTATGGAAACTAATATTAGTAAAGTTATTAGAGTTTTCAATAGACTTAATTGAAATATTCGTAACAAAATCAGTAATGATTTGCTGAGATTCAATAAGAGCAGAATAGATATATCTATTAGTACCTTCAACTTTAGCATTGCCAGCTTTAAGATTAGCATTCCAACTTATAGGGAATGAAGCAAGTAAAGCGGTATTACCAATAGTATATGTATTCATATTAAACCAAAGATTATCTTTAACAGCATCAAGAATATGAGATGTTAATTCAGAACGCTGTGCAGATATAGGCTCACCATTTATATCAGTCCAAGTACCATAATCATTATTATAAAGAGAACGACACCAAACTGTAACGCTATTAGAAGCTACATCTACTTGAACACTGTGTTCACCATTAGATAATCTTTCATCTTTAAAGCATTTAAGAATCTGCTTTCTAGCCCATTCAGCTTTATTAGGAATATCTTCACTATAACCTTTAATATCACTGAAATTAAGTCTAATAGGAATAGCAAATTCATCAGACAACATAGTCTGTGTAAATCCCATTATAGATAGAGCATTATCCGCTGCAATGGATTGACCTTTAAGAACTGCAATATTATTATTAATATTACGAATCTTAATCTGATCAATAAGAAAATGCTGATTCATCATAGAGTTATCATAACCAGCAATTCTATTTATATAAGCAGAAGCAGCTTTACTATGATCAAACTCATTGGGTTTCTCTTTATTAAGAGTATTCTTAATATCAGAGTGAATACCAATCCAAGTATCAATTATAGCATTATCCTTAGCAGCTCTAGGCATACGACGATATTCATTAAGACTATTCCATTTTGGAGTAACAGTTTCTTTAATGAATTTCTCGTATTTAGCATCATAATCACTCTTAGCTTTTTTAAGTTTAGAGTAAATATCAGCTTTAGTATCATATAATGCTTTAAGCTCTTTATCAGATATAGTCGGATTCATATTTGCAGCATTATAAGCTTCAATCTCGGCAGACTTTAATTCCATAGCTTTAGCAAGCGCATTACGCTCGGATACGTTCTTTGAATAGAAACGTTGTTGCTGTAAGTTTGCATATTCTTGCTTTAAGCGTCTTATAACAGAATCGTCAATACTAGCTTGTGCATTGATTTTAGCATTAATATCTGCAAGTTCATTAACTAATGGAATCTTTTCTTTCAGATATGCATTTTTAAGTGCATCTTTAGTTTTACTAAAGTAAACATCAGAAACGTATTCCAAAGATTGACGTTTATAAGTATCACTATCATTTTTAGTATATTCAACATATTGTCCATCAATAACGTCAAATTCTTTCATAGATAAGTAGATACTATCAATATCGTAGTCCCAGCCAGTACGAGTAACAAGATGTTCAGGAACTATAGCTTGACTAGCACCATTATTCAGAACTCCTACAACTTTAGCAACGAACATAGATTGATGACCCTCAGTAGGAATACGAATACCAAACATCGTTCTAAGATTCTCTGGAACACTATTCAAATCAAGATTACCATTAGCATCTAATTTAAATCGAGAATCCCAGTTATTAAGTATAATCTCAGCAGGATGAAAGACTTTAGTACCATCAGCTTTAGTTTCCCAATATTCACTTTGAAGTTTAAAGTCAGCATTTTTCTTAATTATAGGCGTACCGTTAGCATCTCTTTTAATCGTACCATCTTCATTAAGTTCGGCCCGAGATTGCCAATAATCATCAGAGAACTTAATTTGACCTTCAAGATACATACGTTGAACATTAGCTTGAGTCCCTTTAATAATCCCTTTTTTGTCCAACGTAACAGCAGCGGGTTGTAAGAAAGTATCAGGTTGAATAGTAACGTGAGCACCTTTAAGTTTAAGATTAGTAACACGACGTGTAATACGAGCTAATAGAACTGATTCAATACGACTCTTAATAGTAGGATGATAAAAAGGTATAAAAGGTTTACCATTAACAACAACAGTAGCTTTTATGAAATTTCTATCAATTTCAGTTTCATTAAAATATCTACGAAGATCTGCAAGAACTAAATCAAGATCAACACCGATAACATTTCTGAGACCACCGTCAGTTTCAATTGAAGTATATTTAATATTACCGTCATTAGTAATAGCACCCCAATCAGCCAACAAACGATACATCTCATCATTTGCGTTAGCAGAAAGTAACATCTGATAATACTCAAAAGCTCCTGAACCATCATAAGAATAATCTCCAGTTTTACCTTTACGAACAGTACTACCTATAGTATAATCTCCATTAAATACAAGGTTATCAAGAATACGCTTTTGAAGCTGAGTACCAATCTTATTCTCTTCATCCATAAGATGCGAAGGAACTTGTTGTTGAATATAAAGGTTACTATGACTAAGAGTGTGTTTAAAATCTTCAACACCTTTAGGATAACCTTTTAATTCAAGACGTTTGGTAGCTTCATTATACTGAATATTAAGAGTAGCTTTTGTACCATTAGTATAAGTGTATTTACCATTTGCATCTAAAATAGGGAAACCTTTAGAATCAACTGCAATATCTCTAGATATATCAAAGAGTTGAACTTTAGGCATACCACCAACTTTATGACCAGATTCAAAGTTAATAGAATCAATACCTTCTTGTTTCATCCAATCATAAAGAGTTTCATAACTAGTACCTTTATACATACGTTTAAATATAACAAGAGTACTATTCTTATCTTGATGCGAGAATACAATATCAGTATTAAATCTATTATTAAGCGTAGACTTACCACGTTTATAGAAGTAATACTTTAACTGTTCAACAATACGTGCATAATCACTAGGACTAATAGGTGTATCCTCATCAGCAACAATATCAGCTAAAGTTCTACCAGAAGGTAAAGTAAAACTATCATAATCACCCATAGCTTTGAAACGTCTAATACACTCATCTTGTGTAATAACATTGAAAGCATCGGCAGTTGTAATAGTCTTAGAACCAAAACGTCTATTAAGTTCATCAGAAGTTGCTTTATCATTTGCAAATGGTTCAAGCATCTTCTGTAACATATTGTCTTTAAGATTAACATCAGATACAACAATCTGTGTATATGTAGTATTAGAACGAGTAGTAGAACCCGGTCTTACACCTTGAGATGCACGCTTAGCCCAATCAAGAGCATTCTTAAATTCAAAAGTATAACCAGTGAATATCTCTTGAATAGCTATATCAGCTACGTAATGATTACAAAGAAGATTAGAAACAACATAACCCCAATAACGATCATTTTTATAATCTTCAGGAAGCGTTTCATTAAGAGCTTTAAGTTGATTCTTATATGTAAGAGTCGATTGAATATTATCTCTAACAGGAGCTAGATAATCAAAAGCATCTTGAAGATGACTATTGATTCTATCAACAAACATTCGCATATAAGCATTATCAATAACATCACCGTAAGCAGTATTGAAATCTTCACCACAAATCATAAATGGCTCGAATTTACCGAATGAACTTACGGCATCAGGATGAAGTTCATTAAAAGCATCTTCGATATAATCTATAATGCTTCTTACAGTAGTATTACCGTTAGCATCAGTGTATCTAAAATTAAGATTACCAAACTTAAAGATATTACCTGTAGGCTTACCATTTTTAAGAAGAGCTTTACCATCCCAAAATATAGGAGCTTGAAGACCTTCAAATATATCTTTATCAAAAGCACGACTTTCATAGAAATCTCTAAAGGCAGCTTCTGCATCACCATTATGATCACTAATCATTCTACTACGTTCATCTGAATCTAAAGAATTAAATTCTTGACGAACATCATCTTCAGGTCTAAGAAATTCTTTCTTAATAGAAAGAGTTTGAGTATTAGCATCATAATCAAATAGCAAACGCCTAGCTTCAAGCATCATTTCCATTTCAGTACGGAAAGTATCTTTCACACGTTGAAATAGATAATTAGATTCAAGATCATTAGTACGAGCTATTCGGTAATTAACAAAAGTACCATCGGTATCTATAAGTTTAAATGGAAGACTTCTCTTAATAGCATTAGGTTCAGTAAGAGTATTTCCGGTTACAAACTCATATATACGAGAAGCATCAGCAGAAGGTAATGAATAACGTCCTTGGAATTGACGAAGAATAACATCACGTGTCCAAATGTAATCATGCATATCAACATAAGGAGTTCCAATACCTTGATCACGATTAGACATACCATTAAATCGAGCATATTGAAAAGCTTTAACAGCTTCAACATTAACAGGATTTACAGCATCAAGAATACGATAACCATTTTCGTCAAGTATAGCATTACCATTTTCATCTTTTCTAAAATTAAAGAAACCTTTACCATCACCACCCATACCATTACCAAGATTCCAAATAAGAGGATGATATTTAGTACCTTTAGATTTTAAGAAATCATTGAAACGATATTTCATGAGTTCTACATTAACTTCACCAATACGATTAACAATACCTTGAAGCATTGATGTAATATGATTATAGAACTCAGGAGTATATTCTTGTTCACCTTGAACATTAATGTAAGACAAATCAACTTTAATAGCCGGATCACAACCACCTACAGTTGCAAGAATATTAATACGACCACGCATATCATCCACAACAGAATCAATTTCATCTCCTGCTTTGAAGCCTTCATAAAACAATCTTTTGATTCTACGTGATTGACGATCTTTAGCTTTTTCACTTTGCTTATCAGTAACATTAGCTTTAATTTGATTAAGAATCTTATCAAATACACCGTCAATATTAATAAGTTCAGTCTCAATTTTCTGATATACAAGTTTATTAACTTTATTATCATCATTTCCGTTATGATATAAAGCTTTAATTACATCAAAAGGAACACTAAATTTAATAGATAA